AAAGCCGCCCGTGCCAACGTCATTGAGCAGCTTATTAAGCAGGCTGTGGAGCGCGGGGTATGAGCGCACCACGGAAAGAGACGTTGGCCGAGGGCGTAGAGCTTTGGCTGGGGGATTGCCTTGAGGTGCTGCCGACGCAGCCGATTTTCGATCTTTGCCTGACAGACCCGCCTTACGGGATCGGCGCTGACAAAGCCGCGTCCAAGAACAACGGCAAGTGGGGCTGGACCTACTACGGCGAGACTGATTGGGATGGCGAGCGCCCTTCTAAGTCATTGTTTGAACTTATTCTATCCCGCTCAAAAACTCAAATCATATGGGGGGGGAACTACTTCACAGACCACCTTCCTCCGTCGATGCAGTGGCTTGTCTGGGACAAGGGGCAGCGCGACTTCTCTCTAGCGGATTGCGAGTTCGCGTGGACCTCGCAGAACAAGGCGGCGCGCGTGTTTGACTTCCCCCGCGCCCTTGCTCTGAAGGATGGGAAGCAGCATCCGACCCAGAAGCCGATTGAACTTTTCTCTTGGTGCCTAGACCAAGTGCCGAAGGTCAAGACGGTTTGTGACCCGTTCCTCGGGTCGGGAACAAGCGCAATCTCTTGCATGCGGCGCGGACTGAGCTTCGTCGGCATCGAGCGGCATGAGCCGTATTTCGACATAGCCTGCCGCCGCATCGAAGCAGCGCTGAAGCAGCCCGACATGTTCATCGAACCTCCCAAGCCCATCAAGCAGGAGGCGTTACAGCTATGAGCGCACCTATCCGTCTCTCAGACGAGCAGGCCATCGGCATCGTCACCAACGGCATTGGCGAGGCGTACAGCGGTCATCTGAACCTCACCCATACGATGGCTGACGCTTGGGGCCTCGAATACATGCGCGGCCTCTTAGTGCAGAAGCCGCCATCGCCCAGAGCCATAAGGCCGCGCCACCGCAAGATTAAGTTCGCGGGTTACGACCCGACCGAGCCCAACATGCGCGTCAAGCTGGATAGTTGGACTGAGGACCGTGTGGCCGTCCTAACCAGGATGTGGGCGGCAGGTCATGGCCCGTCCGTGATTGCGGCAACGCTTGGCGGGACGACCAAGAACGCCGTTGCCGGAAAGGCGTTTCAGCTTCAGTTGCCGACAGGGCAAGCAAAAACACGACAACTTATGAGGGCGACAAAGTGAACGTGAGTTATGAGCAGACCTTGACCGCCAATTACATGGCCGTGCGCGCCCGCCTGATGAACCCGCTTGTCGTCATCAAGCCAACAGTGCAGCCGGTCGTCAAGACCATCAACCTTAGCGCTCCGAAACCGGTCAGAGAGGTTTTCGTAGAGCCGCCACGCAAGCGCCGCCTTGTCCGCTCGATCACAGCTATCGATGAGCCAAGCCCGTTTGAATACAAGTTCATCATTGATGAGGTTTGCGCAGAGCATGGGTTCTCATATGGCGAGATCCTTGGCGGACAGCGGAACAAAAAGCTAGTAGCGGCCCGACATAAGGCGTTCTACCGGCTCTCAAAGGAAACGGCGCTGAGCCTTCCTGGCATTGGCCGGGTGATGGGCGGCAAGGACCACACAACCGTTTTGCATGGCATTCGCCAGCACGCAAAGAAGCTGATGGTTTCGGCTGGGCAGGTGATGCAGTGAGCATCCAAGCCGTTGCCTCAGTGCTGGAGTGTGACGTTGGCGAAGTGGCTGCGAAAATGCTGCTCGTCTGCATCGCTAACTCGCACAACACGGCAACTGGCATGTGCTGCCCCTCTATCGACCGCCTCGCAAAAGAGAGCGGCATGTCCCGCAGTTCGGTCAAGCGCTGGCTGAAATGGTTGGTCGAAAACGGCTTCCTCACGGTTACGGAAACCCACGATTCTAGCGCTCGCCAGCAGAGCAACAGCTACACGCTGCATACTACATCTAGTAGGTCCAATTTGAACCCCAGGCCACAAAGTGAACCGGGGGAGGGGTCCAACAGTGAACCGGACGAGGGGTCCACTTGTGAACCCCCTCTAAAGGAACCGGAAGAATACCGGAAGAAGGAACGGGAAGGCGCGCGCGCGGACCTGACACAAGATTTTGAACGCTACATCTGGGCCGAGTTCCCCTTGAACCCGTCCAGCAACAAGGCTCAGGCGCTGAGCGCCTTCAAGGCCCTTACCGATGCTGAACGGGTGGCCTGCCTTCGCGGCGTTGCCCGCCTCTCGATCCGCTTCGATGAGGCCAAATCAGACGAACCCATCGAAACCCGCCTCAAGTATCACCAGCACCTTTCGACCTGGATCAAGGCCAAGGGCTGGGAACAGGAGCTTGCCACAGCATGAGCAACCAGAAGGTCGAAGATTTTTTTATCACCCCGCTTGAAGCCTACTTCGAGGACCAGCCCACCGAGGGCGCGCGGGACACTATCCTGAACGATATGGACCAGTACACGGCGGACGACCTTAACACCGCTGTTGAATGGCTAAAACGCGCCCGCCAGTCGCAGAAAACCTTCCCCAGCCCCAAAGAGTGCATCAAGGCCATCAAGGCGGTTGTTGGAGGGCGGACAGAGCGCGCAGTGATCCGTGGCGAGGTTATCGGCCATGACAACTACGCAGCCAACGCGGTCGCCTTCACGGCTGGAATGCGTGAGGTGCCGGTGATCCACATCGACACTCCGCAATGGGAAGAGTGGCTCGCCTATTGGGACTGGATCGGGGCCAAGTGGGTGCTGGACCTCGTGCACGACCGCAAGAGTTGGACAGTCCCGGCTCAGTTCCCATCGGCATTCGATCCGCGCTTCACGTTCCTCAAGCGCGCAGCATGACCCCGTACACCACCGGCTCCCCAGAGAGCGAAAGGGAAAGCGCATGAGCGAAACACCAAAGGGAATTGTTGCTGTGTTCGTCGGCCCGGACGGCCATCTGCCGACAGAACAGAGCGTGTCTGAAATTCCAGACGCCGAACTCCTGAGCCGCGCCGTAAACGCCGCTCGTAAGCGCAGCGCTAGAAAAGGTGAAAAACACCCCCGATGGGTGGCCGTGATGGACGCCTTTCAGCTTGGCTCGGGTTACGCCGGTGAACTTTGCCGCCGCTTTGACCTAAGCCCGGATGAAGAGGTCTCTCGCTGATGCCCAAGCGTAAGCCCCCATCCAAGCGCGAACCCAACGGACGCAAGTCCCGCCGTATCGCATCCATCACCGTAGAAGTTGATAACCGCAAGGTATCATGGACCAAGGAAGATCAGGATATGGTTTCTGTGGCAATAGAAGCTCGCCAGCGGCTGTTTGGCCTCTCGGTGGACAAATCCCGCGACCAGAAGGCGGGGAGCTTCATCGGCAGGCTGTGCATCGGCAAGGAGCTATCCGTTCCTCAGTACGAAGCGCTCTGCATGTGGGAAGAATCCTGCCGCCAGTATCGCATCATCATGGCAGGCCCGAAAGGCGATAGTGCACAAGACCCGAACCGGGTTGCAGGCCGAAATGGCCACGAGAACGAGAAGCGCTCGATGGAAATTACCAAGCGGCACCGCGCCGCCGAACGCGCCATCCAGGATAAGCAGTTCGAGCTGCGCAACCGGGCCAACCTTTGGGGCGCTCTGGACGTATGCGTGACGCGGGATCGGGATGTGTTCAACCTCGTGGGTGATCTGCGAGAGGCGGCAAACGCGCTCGTTCGGCATTATGGCATTGAAGCGAGGGCGGCAGCATGATCAGCGCATGGCTTGTGATCATAGGTTGCCTTCTGAGCATCTGGGGGGTGGCACTCCTCGGCTCGGATGCAGGGCTTGCGTTAAGCGTTCTCGGTGCGGCGGTTATGATTGCTGCAGTTGTCAACGAATTGGTGTGGCACGTTACCGAAATCCGGGTCATCTCAGTGTTCCCGGTTCACATCATCGTCAAACAGGAGTGGTGGGAATGAGGGTTGGCGTGATGGAAGCCGCGCAACGAGCTTTGATCCGTCGCCACGAGCGTTTGACCAACTGGCATAAGCATTTCTTGTTGGCGCCGTTGTGGGTCGCGGAAGGCGATTGCCGGTGGCTAGAGTGGGTGGAGCGCAAGGGTGATTGCTTCGAGTCGTATGAAGGCGACATTTGGCGGTGGAGTTTCCGCCTGCCGCAAGCGTCGGCCTCTTGACAATGCAAACGGATCAGCCGAATCTGTCAGCGTAATTCAGGTGGAAGTGTTTCCATCACGTCATTCCCAGAGAGTAACTGTCTGATTTCACGGTAAGGGTATGGGACAGCGCCGGGCTAAATAAGGGCACTCCCGCCTCTTCCGGTCGCCAATCGAGGGTAAGTGGTTCAGCTTCGGCTGTGGAAATCACCACTGGTCCTGAGTGCGGTAGTAGGTGGGCCGAAATCAGCATTTCCAGAGCCCCTTCCGTTCATTCGATTGGGGCTCTTTCATTTCAGGAGCCCATCATGGCAATGACCACTCGCGGCACACGCGGCAGCAACCTGCTCATGTCCGGTGCAAAGAAAGCCTCTGCCCCGGCTGCGAAGGCCGAGCCCCTGGTTCCGCTGTTCAAGGGCACCAAGATCGAACCCGGCAAGACCTACCGCCTGCCCATCAAGAAGGGCTCACGCGGCAAGGGAACGAGGATGGGCTAGGCCCACGGCTCCAGACGATGGAACAACGCACGGCACGCTAGCGCGACGGCAAGGTCGGTGCCTTTCTGCTTATAGCTCACGATGGAATTAGCGTTGCGGCCTAGCAGCCTGCCTGCTTCGGCATCGGAACGGATTAAGCCCGCTGCCTTCATAGCAGCGAGCCAAGCGGTGAACTGGGCGCCGGTCATTTGCGGGCGTCCTCGATGATACGCAAGCGTTTGATCTCCTCGATGGCAAGCGCCACCGTATTAGCACTAACATAAGCGCCCTCATCCTCCAGCTTTCGCCAGAGAATTTCGAGTCGCTGCAAAACGGTGTCGGGTTGGTGGCTCATGCCGCCTCCCCCTTAAGGTGGAACCGCTTGCCGGTCTGAGCGTAGGAAAGCCCGTTAGCCTCCAGCAGAGCGCCAATCGCATCGTAAGAGGCCAGCATTGCGGCCTCCAGAGCGGCGTTGTGGGGAACCGAGTTGTAAGCCTTGGTTGCGGCCTTAGCAGCCTGGGTGAGGGCGAGGTAGGTGGTGCGGAACTGGTTGGTCATTTGTCATCTCCTTGTTTCGATGACTAACCATACCAAATTCTGTGACGGCGTCAACGCCTAAATCACAAAATATGTGACGATTTTACCTAGTGGGCAAGTATCCCAAATTCCAACATCCCCAGCAGGCCAACCCAAGCCGATCTGCCTCACTAGAGGCCCCGGTGAGAGGCAAGCATGACATACAGCCCAGAACAGACAGCGGCGCACAAGGCGACGATATGCGAGCGCATCGCTAATGGTGAAAGCCTCAAGGCGATTTGCGAAGACGAGGGCATGCCGTCTAAGTCGCTTGTGTTTGAATGGCTAGGGCAAGACGCCGACTTTGTGGACAGATACGCACGCGCGCGTGAAGCCCAGGCTGATGCTGTGTTCGATGACATCCTGACGATTGCCGACGATGGGCGAAACGATTGGATGGAACGCAAGAACGCTGACGGCGCGAACATCGGCTGGATGGAAAACGGTGAGGCCCTACGCCGTTCGCAGCTTCGTATCGAGGCGCGCAAGTGGATGGCCGGTAAGCTGAGGCCGAAGAAGTACGGCGATAAGGTCGATGTGGAACACACCGGCGCACTGGAGCTTTTTGTCACCATAGGCGGCGATGCGGGTAAACCTTAACCTCGCAGCCCGCGAACAGTTTGTCCCATACCTCAAGCGGGACAAGCGGTGGGCCAGCGTCATAGCGCATCGGCGTGCTGGCAAGACAGTCGCCTGCATCATGGATCTGGTGAAGAAGGCAATTGAGCATGACGGTCGCGAGCCAAGGTTCGCTTACGTTGCGCCAACGTACACACAGGCCAAGGACGTAGCCTGGTCCTACCTCAAGGAATACACGCAAGCGATCCCCGGCATGGAAAAGTCGGAGAGTGAGCTAAGCGTCACGTTTCCACACAACAAGGCGCGCATCAGGCTCTATGGCGCTGAGAACTACGACCGCATCCGAGGGCTATACCTAGACGGCGTGGTGATTGACGAAACCGGCGACATTGACCCGCGTGCATGGCCAGAGGTTATCCGCCCGGCGCTAAGTGACCGCAAGGGCTGGGCAACGTTCATTGGTACGCCCAAGGGCCGCAACGCGTTCTATGACCTCCACAAGCGGGCTCGGTCCGAGGATGACTGGTTCACCGATGAACTGCGGGCAAGTGTAACCGGCATCATCGATACTGAAGAGCTTGAAGACGCCAAGCGCACCATGACGCCTGAGGCTTATGCCCAGGAATACGAGTGCAGCTTTGAGGCGGCTGTGATCGGTGCCTACTACGGCAAGGACATTGCTCAGGCTGAAGCGGACAAGCGCATTGGCCGTGTGCCTCACGACAAGGCGGCTGATGTGTTCGCCTCGTGGGACTTGGGCATCGGCGACATGATGTCAATCTGGGTCGGCCAGATCGTCGGCAAAGAGTGGCACTGGATCAACTACTACGAGAACAACGGGCAGGGCCTCGACCACTACGTCGATTGGATCAAGGCGCTACCGTACAAGGTCCATCGGCACTACCTGCCGCATGATGGCGAGGCCAGAGAACTTCAGACCGGCAAGTCACGGCAGGAGTTCCTCCAGGAGCGCAACTTCGATGTGGCCATTGTGCCGCGTCATGCGCCCGAGGATGGGATCAGCGCCGCACGTCTCAGGTTCAACCGCATGTGGTTCGATGAGGCCAACTGTGCGCGCGGGATTGATTGCCTGCGCATGTACCGCAGCGAGTTTGACGACAAGCACCAGGTGTTAAAGCCCCGGCCCTTGCACGATTGGGCCTCACACGGCGCGGACGCGTTTCGCTGCGGTGTGATGGGCGCTGAAGAAACCGTAGTGCGCGACATGCCTCAAGTTGATAGCGGATGGGTGGCCTGATGGCTGATGAAACCGACATTGAGGGCAACAGCCTAGACGCTCTCATTGCGGGTGAAATCCGCCAAGCCCTCAACTTCAATAACAGCGATATCGTATCCAAGCGTTCGCTGGCACTGGCCTACATGCGCGGTGAAATGCCCGACCTGCCCGCGCGGCCCAATGGCTCGACGCAGACCAGCCGGGACGTTGCCGATACCATTTCCAAAGCCCTTCCGGGTGTAGTGCGCGTGTTCACGGCTGCGGCGCAGATGGTGACATACGAGCAGACCGAGGAAGGCGACGAGGAGTGGGCTTCGGAAGCCTCGGAGTATATGAACTACTCGTTCTTTTCCGAGAACGATGGTTATCATATCCTGCTCAATGCCACCAATGACTCGCTGCTCATGGGCAACGGGCTGGTGTGCTCGTATTGGGAAGAGCCGCAGACCAAGACCGAAACCTTTCGGGACATGTCGCCACTAGAGGCGCAGGCCAAGCTTGACGAGGGCTGGCAACCAATCCCCGAGAGCCTGAAGGAAGGCAAGCCCGAGCGCGTAGAGGACCAAGACCCGATGACGGGTGAAATGGTCGCGCTCGATATGCCGACCATTACGCTCAAGATGACGCGCACGACCAAGCCGGGCCGCATCTGTGACATTTCGTGCATCCCCGAGAACCTGGTCCTCAGCGCCGACGCCACCTCGATCGATGACGCGCGCATGGTCGGGTATCTCATGGATACGACGACGCGCTCCGACCTGCTCGAAATGGCCGATGAATACGGCTGGAGCGATGAGGCGGTGCAGGCCATCAAGGATGCGCCAGCCTATAACCGTGGCATCACCAACGCCACCAACGTCACGCGCCCGGTCAATGCCTTTACCGATGACAGCCCTGTCCGCTCCGGCGACCTCATGGAGCTATATGAGGTCTATGCCCGCTATGATGTGGATGGCGACGGCATCGCTGAGCAGATTAGGGCATGGTATCTCGGCAATGGCTCATCGGGCGATGTGCTCGGCTGGGATGAATGGGAAGATGATATCCCGTACACGGATATTCCCTGCTACCCCGTCCCGCATCAGTTTGAAGCCGAAAGCCTGTTCGATCGTACGGCGGACATTCAGCGCGTCAAGACCACGCTGCTGCGTCAGGCGCTCGATAATACCTATGCGTCAAATATGCCAATGCGTGAGGCGGAAGTCGGTTCGGTCCTGAACCCTGACATTCTGGTGACGCCGAAGTTTGGCGGCATTATCTGGAAAAAGGCTGGCTCGAACCCAATCGTTCCGCATGTCATTCCGTTCACCGCTGACAAGTCATGGGCGGCAATGGAGTACATGGACAAGGTCCGTGTCGAGCGTACCGGCATCAGCACGGCCACGGCTGCGCTTGATCCCGAGGCGCTGACCAACCAGACCGCGACGGCTTCGCAGCTATCGCATGATGTGAACTACAGCCAGATCGAGTTCATCGCCCGTAACCAGGCCGAGCTTGGCTGGAAGAAGCATTTCCGCAAGCGCCTGAAGCTGGCGATCAAGCACGAGCAGGTCAAGGCCATTCCGTCCGACAAGGGCGACGAGGTGATGGGCGAAGACGGCCAGCCGAAGCCGGGCAACTTCCGCACCGTGACGCCTGAAAAGTGGTCGCCTGACATGCGGGTGTCCATCAACGTAGGCTTGGGCACCGGCTCGCGTGACCGTGACATGCAGATGCTCACCGGCATAATGATTGGCCAGCGTGAGATGGCGGCGCAACTGGACGCTGCGGGGTTCAAGGCCAAGGCGCTTGAGTTCATCCCGAAGATTCGGATGGCAGCGGTCAAGGCAGCAGAGGCGACCGGCCTCAAGAACGCCGATGACTACTACCCGGAGATTACCGAGGAAGAAGTCAAGCAAATGCAGGAGATGGCCAGCCAGCCGCAGCCTGATCCCGCCGCCGAGGCTGAGAAGGCCAAGGCCGAATCCGCTATGCAGCTTGAACAGGTCAAGGCCCAGAGCGCACAGCAACTCAAGCAGGTTGACGCGCAGGTCTCCGTCCATCAGGCGCAACTCCAGGCTGAAGGCGAAGTGGTCAAGAACCGCGCCGAACTGGAAGCGGACCTAGCGACCAAGGACGCCGACCGTAAGAACGCCCTGATGCTCGAACAGCAGCGCCAGCAATTTGAGTGGAGCAAGTTTCAGGCCGAGATGGCATTCCGCGAGCGTGAATCACAGCAGAAGATGGACATTGAGATGCTCAAGATCAGCGCCCAAGCCCATGCCGCCTCGGCGTCTGCGGCGGCAAAGGGCGAAGGCAAGTCGGGCTCTGCCCCGCAAGATATGTCGGAACTGTTCTCCGCACTCCATGCACCCAAGCGCATTGTCCGCGATGCCAATGGCAGGGCCACGGGTATCGAAACCATAACACAAGGGGCTGGAAATGCCTAAGTCAACCGCTACCTGCAACTCGATCCTTGCGCTGATCTTCAACGCCACGGCATGGGCTGATCTAGCCCAGAATGACGGCTCATCGCCTGCGACAAACCTTTATCTGTCGCTGCACACCGCAGATCCCGGCGTCGGCAACGACCAGACGACCAACGAGACGGCTTACACCAACTATGTCCGCATTGCCGTGGCACGGACCACAGGCGGATGGGATGTCCCAGCCTCGGGCGCAACGGCCAACGCGGCACTTGCGCAGTTCGCACAGTGTGGCGCTTCGGGTGCAACCCTGACCCATGTGGCTATCGGCACGGCATCGAGCGGCGCGGGTACGGTTCTCTATGCCGGTGCGCTGTCGTCATCCCTGGCGGTGGCTAACGGCATTCAGCCGCAGTTCGCTGCCGGTGCCTTGGACGTTACGGAAACCTGACCATGACCTACACATGCAAGACCTGCGGCAAGACGGTTTCGATCACCAACGGCACGGCATCGTGCGGGCATAGCAGCGGCGTTATCGCGCATCTGAAGGCCACCGCAACCGGGGCCGGGGGCGTCAAGAGTTGACGTTTGCCGGTATCACCGAACTGGCGGATGCAGAGATTGCCGGGCGGGTCAAATACCTGTCATTCCGCAAGCTGCCTGCGGTTATTACCGGCGCGGGCACTTGGTATGACTACTCGATGTCTCCGGGCAACCCGACCCCGCAATACTACGCAGCGGCACCGTTGACGGCACAGACCATGTCGCGATCAACCGATGGCGGCATTCAGCACGGCGGCAACGTGTCACCGCTGGTGAAATACCTCCGCAAGCTGACGCTCATGTCTGTGGCTGCGGCGGGCGTGCCCCAGCGGGTCTATATGCTGGATTACCTGATGTTTTACCCATTCGTTGACATGGGCACGCCTGACGAACAGGCAATGATCAACACACAGACGCTGACCCGCTACACGGACGGCGACAATGTGCAGATGATGGCGGTCCTTGTCGCGCCGCACGGCTTGTCGGGTGATACGTTCTTTGTGACCTACACGAACCAGGATGGCGTTGCCGGGCGGATAACCCCGCTGCACACCATGTCAACGGCCATTGCGGTCAACGGCACGATTTTGACGACACAGCAGAGCGGGACAGGGCGTTTCGGCCCGTTCCTTTCGTTGCAGTCGGGGGATACCGGCGTCAGATCCATTGAGGCGGTGCAATGCACGGCGGGGACGGACGTGGGACTGTTCACAATGGTGCTGGTGCGCCCGCTGGCTGAGATCACGGTAAGAGAAATTACCGCACCGACTGAGAAAGACTTCTTCCTTGATGCGGGGTTCAAGCTCCCCGCGATTGTGGATGACGCCTATCTGAATTTCATCACCTGCCCGAATG